ATCATGCAAGTTTTGTATTGCAAAACTTATATTTTCCAAGATACTAAATTTAAGTGGACGAGATCGGGGATGATCCGACAACCCCCGGCTTGCAAAGCCGGTGCTCTCCCAATTGAGCTACCCGCCCGAAAGAAACTATATATATGAGTTATATTAATGTATGTTGTGAAGAATGTAAACTATTTTTTAATGCCCCATCAGGTGAAGTTAAAAGAGGCAATGGTAAATATTGTTCTCGTAATTGTTCCGCCGCAGCAATATCAAAAAAACATAAAAAACGTTATGAACAGCTTAATGTCCCAAATGTAGAATGTGCTTATTGTAATAAAATGTTTTACAAAAACGAAACCAAGAAAAAAATATCACGTTCTGGTCTATATTTCTGTTGCCGTGAACATAAAGATTTGGCACAACGTATTGGGTCAGGAATAGACGATATTAAACCATCACATTATACAGATTCGCCAACAAACTATCGTGAATATTATTTACGGAATGCATCAATATCCTCTTGTATGCGTTGCGGATACGCTAAATATCCATCGATATTACAAATACATCATATAGACAGAAATCGTAAAAACACTACAATGGAAAACTTAATTGTTCTATGCCCCAACTGCCACGAAGAAGATCATTTGATAAATAAAGATGGAAGGTACAGTATTAAATCCGCACCTTCCACCTAAGTTACACGCAACATTTTGTATTAAGTGATTAATACAAAAAGGATTATAAATATATCAAAATCAATTTTTACTAAGTAATCAACTTTTCATAAATTGGATAAATTTTCTTTATTGATATCTTGTTATAACTTATCAAATCACAAGATATAAGTTCTTTTCAAAGATCTTAATATTAAATATAACATAGAAAATTAAAATGTAAATCATTTATATTTTTCTAGAATTAAAGCTGCATGATAAGCTAAAAAAATTATTTCTTGTGAGAAGAATCTGCTTAAATCAAAAGCGATTTTTTCTTTTGTCATTCCAAAATGCATTCTTTGTCTAACCGCTTTAATGCATTCTTCTATTTCTTCTTGTGCTGTTTGCATTTTAAATAAATATTTTATGGAATCCATTTTTTAGATTCTTGAGAGCTTATCCTAAAGTTATCCCAGAGAAATTTTCTAAATTTCTTTGCATAACGATGCTTAATTGAAGCAATAGTAGGTTTATGTCCGTCTTTTTTTTCATGACAAGATACGCAAAGAGGCTGAATATTATCTACAGTATTCATGCCTCCGTTTTTTAATGAAATGATATGATCAAGAGTGATATTTTTTCTTCCTTTGGCATTGCACATACAACATGAAAAATTATTCTTTTCAAGAACACTATGCCAATCAGAAAAATAAATTTTTCCTAGATTTTTATTTCTTCTATTTCTTTTTCTTTTGTTATTTGCACGAATTCTTTTTCTTTCAGCAAAGAAACAGGAATTGCAAACCGTATCTCTAAATTTCTTTGAAGAACACCAATTAGTATGTAAAGCTTTTGAACATAACTTACATTTACCATGTGGGAAAAAGAAATTATCAATCTTCATTCTTACTATCGTCATAAGAGTTAAAAATTTCATCGGAATTGTTAGTAATAATTTCATTATAGGACTTCGCAGGATTTACAATACGCATAACACCGAAAGTATTATCATCAATAGTATAATAAGCCTTACGAATACCATAATTATACAGTACATGTTGACAAATATGGCACGGACGAGCCATTCCAACGCCACCAATCTTCTTAATGCGGGAAACAAAAATCTTAGTACCACGAAGATCAATCTTTCCACGAATCTTAAGAACAGCATCCATTTCAGCATGAGTACTTAGACAAAAATCTCTGCCATTGCCACGAGCAATGTCGGTATAATGTTCAACAAAAGCATTGGTATTATGCTTGTTATATCCGACACTAATAGGCTTACCTCCCTTTACAATGACTGCCGATAGATGGTAGTCAATATTGGAGTGATAAGAATGACTATTAGCGTAGGACGTTGCCATCTTCAAATACTTGTGCATATAAATAATATAATATATTTTTTTGCGATTTTAAACCAATATAATTATAATTTTCATGCAGTTTTATAAACAAAAACCCATCCGGCTTTCGTCTTTTCCATGTGCCCTTTCAATATTTTTCTTATTGAAGTTAAATTTATTGATAATTCTTTTGCCGCTTGTCTTATTGCCATGTATTCGTATTTATTTTCCGGATTAGAAACATTCCAAGCAATAATCGGTGTACCTCTATTCTTTCTTGCTGATTGACGTAATGCATTGAGTCTTTTTTCTGATTTATTATATTTTAATAAATTTTGTCTTGTTTTTTCTGCGTGTTCTTCAGACAACTTCCTGCCTTTATATGGAGCAGATAAACCAATATGAGCATCTGCTATTTTTTTCTTTGTTTCTTCACTTAAAGGACCACGAACTTCGCCTACTCTTTTTAAACCTATCTCACGCATCTTTTTTATCATTTTTTCTCTAGTCTCTGGTTCAGACCATTGTGCCTTGGATGCTTGGGAATTTTTTTGAGATACTGCTTTTCTATGTTCTTCATTCTGCCATCTTTCCTTAGCCGCTTCAGACATTTTTCTTCTCGTTTCTTCTGGATCTTTACTCCAACAACCATCCCCTGTTGTTGCGTCTTTACGAAGATTATAACAAATATCATTTGATCCTTGATATGCATCAAGATATCTCTGTTCAACTAAAAGACGAGCACCTTTATCGCCTTCTATGACCTCAACAACTTCAAATACAAAAGCATCGGTGCCACACGTATTGAAATCAGCCTGTAAAAACTTGTTGTAATGCTTTCCAGCTTCTAAAGACTTTGCATGTTGTTTTGAACGTCTTTTAAACTCTTTTGCAGAACCGTAATATGTTCTACCATTTAGTTTATTAATAATTTTATATACCCCAGATTTAAGACTATTTCCTTCAAACTTAAATTCCATATGTTTAGCTACTTTCTAAAAGAATGTTTCTCTTATTAGTAAGTATGCATCAGAGGGGGCGTTTTGTCTAGCGATTCACCCAATCGAACTGCCGCCAAAACGGCGTATTCATATTTTGAGTTGTACTATTTGATTTAGTTCTAATTTGTTCATTATTTTGAAGAATACTAGAATTACCTGGAATAATAGGAGGCATATGATCATTTTTTTGCCCCCATTTTCCATTTTGCTCCATAAATCCTGTTTTCTTTGACATTCCAAATAGCATGGATTTGGCAACTTCTAAAGAATCATAAGCAGTAACACCAGAGGCTTCATATAAAGTACAAGCAATTGCCATGGCGATTACCAAGTCATCATTGTAGCCTTTCATTGCTTGTGCTTTATTATTTTTCCAAATGAAAGTTTTTAATTCGTTAACAAAACGCATTGAATTAATTCTAATTTTTCTATTTCTTAAAGCCCCTTCAAGTTTTGCCAGCATTTCTTCACGAGATTTTACATTTGTTGTGATTCCTGGCATTTCATCTCTAACTTCATCAGAAGTAGGAGTCATGAAAATATTTTTAGAAAATTTTTCAAAAAAAAGATTTTTATAGTTACTTTTTTTCAAATGTGTTGCTGTCATTAATCCAAATGAATTTAATTCTGGGCACAACAATGCTTGATTATATTTGAAACCAAGATCAATCATCAATTCAGCTAAGTCATCAGGAGGAATTTTTCCTTGGAATTCTGCTACTTGTTCATCAGCATTTGTATCAATAACTTGTATTGTACTAAAATCTCCTGCATCACCACGGGCTATATCTGCTGTAATGATATATTTGTGTTCGGGTTCTGCATATTTCCATATTAATACATTTCCAGATGGACCATAACTTGAAACAGGAGTTTTAGTATTAGCTTCTAATAAGTCTAATATTTCAGATTTTAAGAAAGCATCACCACTAGAATTGAACGAACAATTATGAACCACTAAACTATCTGCAATGAAACTATGGTCTTCTTCTACTTCAATATCGACAACAAAATTAACTTTATCATGTTCTACTTTAGACCAAATTGGAATTCCAACAATTTCTCCAGTTTGTTCAAGCAACTTTATTCTTGATGTTTTTTGTTCTATATTTTTTGTTCTTGGTTGAGATATTATTTCTGTAATATTTTTTAATTTTTTATACTTTAATCCATCTATTTCTAGATAAGATGGTTCATTATTAAAATGACCTATCCTGCCATAATGCCCAAAAGCTGTTAATAAAGTTCTAATTTGATATAACATTTTTTGAGATTTACAAACAACTTTTAATTTATTGCCAAAATTATTATTTAATACAGAATATTCATGATCACCATCACCAGCAAAATGCCCTGATATATATCCTCTGATAAATTTTTCACCAGATTCTAGTATTTTTGTCATGTTGAGATGCTTATTTCTTGCATTCCCATCTATGACATATTGTTTATATAATGCAATAATATATTTATTACAAGTTAAGATTGTAAAACAATCACTATAATCTCTTTCTCTAACTGTATATTTTACATCAAGAGATGACAAATATTCTTCAATCCATTTACCTATTGTATTGCGTTCTTCGGATAGTTTTAATGCAATTTGCATTGTTTCTGTAATGGTTCCCTTTTTAGAACTGTTTTTAAAAACACAACCTTCTGCGGCTACCAATCCAATAAAATAACCTAAATTATAATCTGCTATTACATGTCTTTTATTTTTATATTTTTGATGCTTATAGCTAATTTTATTATTTTCTATAGAACTACTTTGACACAAAGCACTTAAATCCCAATTTATAGGATTATTATTTTCTATGTTTAGTTTTGGATGTAAAACACTAACGATACGTTTATTTGTTTTACTAGAAAATATATTTAATTCATCTATTGAATTAAATTCTGCATCAATTTTTTGTTCAATTAATTGATTTTTAAGATAAGTAAATTGATTATGATTTTTTGGTAAATGAAAATGATAATTATAAATTGGATGATTTCCAGTGATATATATTAGATTTTTTCTATTCCCAGGCTGAGAAACTTCAAATAGATTTTCATCAGTTTTAAGATTTCTTTTAGCAACATTATTAACTTTTTTATATCTACCTTTATGTGTTAAAACATAATCGCCAACAGCTATTTCAGAAGCTTTTTTACAGCCATCAATTGTTAAAATATTTGTATTGTCTCCAACACATAATAATTCTTGTGCTACGCCACGTTCACCTTTAGCTGGCAAAATCTCTGCTTTTTGTGATTCAAACCATTCTTCGTTTCTTTCTGGATGAACTGTCCAAGGAAGCTCGATACGATAGAAGTTATTATTTCCTTGTCCTGCATATATATTTCCTGCACCATCCTCGCCTTCTTTTGCCCCAACCCAAATCTTATGGAACAGAGTTCCTACACCAGATGGAGAAGAGATTAGAATGGCAGAACCACCAGTAGATAGGGTTGGCCAAAGACCTAACCATAAATCATCAATACCTTCAACGTGGGCAGCTTCGTCAATGATTAGTAAAGACAGAGCTTCAGAACGACCAGCATCGGTGCCTGTTGGAACAGCTTGAACTTTAGAACCATTAGAGAATTCAAGATAACGAACAGAACGGGCTTTAATCTGAGGCATGACAAGCCAATTAGGAAGACTGTCATACATTCCATTTACCTTTTTAATGAAATTTTTTGCAACTTCAAGACGGGTAGCGATAACAAGAACATTTTTTTCTTTTTGAAACAAAGCCATCCAAAGAGAATACGCTGCTGAAAGGGT